GCCAAACCGGCTGATCCAATCCCCGGCAGCAGCCCGCAGGATACCGGCGGTGGCGGGGGCAACCAAACGCGGAAAATGAACATAGGCGCAAAATAAAGTTGTCCCTGATTTTTAAAATAGTGGTAGCATCATTGGCAACATATAAGCCAAATGAGCCACCGCCACCTAAACGCGGCAGGCCACCTAAAACAATACACGACATTGATACAACCAAAGTCGTTGAGGTAATACATGACCAAGCAAATGCTGATCCTGTGCGAAGCCAAGTTAGCAACCGAGGCCGCACAAAGCGGAAAAGCACCAACAGGCAAGATTGAAGCCTGTGTAACAACTTGGGGGCCGCGTGAAGGTGCAGACGGCCGTAGATTTTTTTACAAACCCGAAGGCTTTATGGATTGGGCAAAAGAATTCGCCCAATCTGGCAGACCTTTGCCCATGTTTGTAAACCATTCCGCAGACGCAATCCCGGTTGGCGAGTGGACGGAATTCATGTTTGACGATGAGGGCATGACAGCCAAAGGCAGGCTGTATATGAACACCACCCAAGGCGAAGACCTATACAACGTGATGATGGAAAGCCCCGCGATGTTTGGCGGCGTTTCTGTCGGTGCGTATGCCGAAGAATATCAATGGGTTAAAGAGGATGGTTCGGTATTCCCGGCTGGCTCTGGCGAATATTGGGACGAGGGTTATTTCCAAATCACTAAAGGCGGGCTGCGGGAAGTGTCGGTGGTGATGTACCCCAACAACCCCGCAGCGGAAGTGCAAAAGCTGGAATTTTTCCGGCCCGATGGCACGGCAGATTTGAAGATTTTGGAAAAGGCTTTGCGTGAAGCAGGGCTATCCAGAAAAGATGCGGTCACATCCGCATCTGTATTCAAGAAGGTACTGGAGCAGCGCGATACTGCCCCGGCCCAACTTGAAAATGCGCCGACTCAGGGCGATCCTGATGCGGAAGTGACCGAGGCCCAACATTTGTTGGCTGCACTTGAGCAGCGCGAATTGTTGGAAGCAATTTCTAAATTTGCAAAGGTGTAATCATGGAAAAAGTGATCGAAAAGCTGGACGCGATCCAAGCGTCTAACGAGGCAAAAATTGCCGAAGTAGTTGCAGCAGCCGAGGCGAAAGTCGAAGCCGCTAAAGCTGAAATGGTGGAAAAGGTTGTTGCGCTGGAGGCCAAAATCTCTACGCTGCAAGCCCCGGCCATCATTGAGCGCACAAGCCCCAGCGTTCGCAAGGATGTGAACAAGACTGTTCGTGAGCAACTGAAAGACATGGTTGCTGGCAAATCTCAGTTTGAAAAAGAGCTGAAGATTTTTGCTGATGAGTCGCAAATGCAAGCGTATCTATCGGAAGCCTCTGCGCTGACCGGCGGCGGCAACAATCAGGGTGGACGCACCGCCTATGATCCCGTGTTCCGCGCATTGCGTCTTGCTAACCCGCTGCGCGGCATGTCCCGTACCGTGGCTACTGACGGTTCTAGCTATCAGTTCCGCGTTAAAACCGGCAACGCTGGCGCACAGTGGGGCTACGCCATTCAAAACAACGGCGCGGCTACAACTGAGGACACAAGCATTTGGCAACTGGTGCTCAAAGACATTAACGTGCAATTCCCGATCCGCACAGCGGCTCTGGATGACATTGACGGTCTTGAGGCAAACGTGGTTGACGACATGCTGGCCGAATTCGCACAGGCCGAAGCCCTGTCGATGATTGCCAACAATGACCAAAGCGGAACCGGCACATCGGTTGCAACTGGTGGCGCTGATGGCCTGCGCGGTCTGGATCAGTACCCCGGCGCAAACGCTGTTTATGCTGGCGGCACGTTCAGCACATCGGCATTTGGCACTAGCGGCACTGGCTCTACCAGCGGTCTGCACAACGTGGCAACCTATGACCAGATTACTACCAACGCAAACACCGTTGGCGCTAATAACATCACCTACAACGATGTTATCAATCTGATCTACGCATTGCCACAGCAGTACTGGACTGAATCGGCCCGATTCCTGATTAGCCCAATCTTGCTGAACGGCATCCGCAATCTGAAGGACAACAACGGCGCACCGATTTTCAACCGTAACGAAGGTCTGTCGGTTGAAGGCATCGTGGGTCAGTTGCTGGGCTTTGACGTTGTGGTCAATAAGTACCTTGACACTCCCTCGCAAACCACCACCGGGTCGGCTGGCACAACTAGCCTGTATCCGATGTATTTTGCGGATTGGAGCCGGTTCCACACCATCATTGACCGCCTGAATATGGTTATGCGCCGGTATGACCAGACGCTGCCCGGTTTCATCACGTTCTATGGTGAAAAGCGTTTGGCAACGTCTGTGCGTGACCCGTTCGCTGGTGTGCGTTATCGTTCCACGGCGACAGCGACCTAATTGCAGGAAGCCAATTGGCGGGGGATTCGTCCCCTGCCTTTTTTGAAAGCAATTAAACTGGACAAATCATGACCATCACCGAAAAAATCCTAAACGGTATTAAGCAGGCAATTCACGAAGGCAAAGAGTGCAATATTGATCTGCGCGAAGCATCTGCCATCACCGGGTCGGGTTCGGGTGTTGGTGGTAATGTAGTTTTTGACGATGCGTTTGCTGCGCTGCGCTACGCCAATCCCTTGCGGATGGGTTCGCGTGAAGTGACGGTAAACGGTTCGGATATGCAGTTCGTTGCTAAAACGGGTAACGCTGCAAACAGCACAAATCCTTGGGGCTACACGTTTACGCCTAACAGCGGTTCGCCCAACGTAAATACATCCATTTGGCAATTGCCCGTCCGGGTGCTGGTTGCTCAGTTGCCCGTTCGCACAGCGGTGCTTAGTGATGTTAACAACCTTGAGCCAGCGATTGCTGAAGACCTTGCGCTTGAATTCGCGCAGCTAGAGGGCGCGTCAATGGTTCAAAATAATGACCAAACTGGCACTACCACAACCAGCACAGGCGGCGAAAATGGTTTGCGCGGGCTGGATATGTACGCAGGCGGCGCGACAAGCGCGTACGGCACAAGCGGTACAGCCATGACAAACGGCATTCACACGCTGGCGCAAATTTCGCTGGGCGGGTCAGCCGTAACCTACAACAAGGTTGTGGACATGGTAAACGCGCTGCCCCCGCAGTATTGGATGCTGCCGGGGACAATGTGGCACATGACCCCCACAATGATTCAAACGCTGCGCCAGTTGAAGGATTTGCAAGGCTTGCCGCTATTCCTTGAAATTGGCGAAAAGGATGGATTCTCGATTGGTCATGTGTTTGGGTTCCCGGTCATTGCCAACCCTTATTTGACAGCCGCTTTCCCGATGTATCTGGCTAACTGGCCGCGATTCTTGACCATTGGCGACACAGAGCAAATGACCATCAAGGCATTTGAGCAAACGCAGCCCGGTTTTATTACGATGTTTGCTGAAAAGCGCGTGGTGTCGTCAGTACGCGACCCGTTTGCCGGTGTCCGTATGTCTGCTGCCTGATAGGGTAAACCATGACAATTGAACAGGTCGGGTATCTTAACTACGGTGCGCCGACACGCAACCCGTTCAATTACGAAAAAGTCGAGCAAATTGGGCGCGACATTGCGACCCAATGGCTTGACACCGAAAGCATTGCCCAGCAGCTAAACCTTTTTGAGGATCAATCCCAAGACGGCTACCTAGAATCGCTGGAATTGGCGGTGCGGCAAGCTATCGAGGATTTTTTGGGAATGTCTATATTCCCAACACAGTATCGGGTTTGGTACAACGCATCGTCTTTGTACGGCACACCGCTGACGCTGGATTTGCCCGAGGTTTCCCAAAATCAATCCCCGTCTTTGTCCGGGGTGCAAATTAATGCGGTGAAATATTGGACGCAAGCAACCCCGCCTGTATTGGTGACGGTTGCTGCGAATCAGTATTACTACGACAACAGCGGCAATAAGGTAGTGCTGCAAAGCCTGCCAAGCAACCTAAACACCGCCATGACTAGCCCGGTCTATTGTGAATACACGACAGCGGCAAACCCGTTGGCGCAATACCCGGTTATCAAACAGGCGGGGTTGCTGTTGTTTGTGCATCTATACAATAACCGCAGCAACACCACCGAGGCAACGCTAAAAGAAATCCCGTTTGGCGTTTCCACGTTGCTAAGACCATACAAGCCGCTGGTGCTGTAATGACTATTCGGCGTTATGAAAATGTCGACATTAACAGCCTGACGTTCGGGAAAAACACGTTTGGGGAACAAAGCACAACCCAAACAAAATGGTTCACAACGCGGGCCGAAATTGCAGATGTTGCAAATTCGCTGCGTATTAGCGAAAGATACAGGCTGTACCAAGACCTTATCACCTTAACAATTCGCTATACGCCCAACGCAAAAACGATTGTGGACAATCAAAACTTGTATTCGATTCGGTGGCGCAACCATGATTGGCGCATTACCGATGCCCGAGAATCAAACGATAGGATGAGCGTGAAGCTGATTTGCTATCGTACCGACCCTGTGACGGCTGTATAAATGGCGCAAACCAACCCGTTACTGCTGGGCGAGACAATCCAATATCAGTTGGAAAGCATTGTCACGCCGACCCCGGTTTACGCGGCTTTTAACCGCAATTTTGCAACGCAGCCTAATTTCCTTGTGTGGATGCTGCGGAATATTCATCAGCCGGTATACACGGGTCAAACGCAAAGCAACAAAGGCATTGATACACCGATTTTTCAAATATCGGTATTCAGCCAAAGCATTGCAACCGGATTCACAATTTCAAATCAAATAATGCAAGCGTTGCATGGATATTCGGGTATGTTTGGCAACCCTGCGACAAGCGGGTTTTTTCTTGCTAAAGCCGATGTGACATGGCTTTACAACACGTTTAACAACGAGGAAAATCTAGCGCAAATCGTGCTGGATTGCACAATGTATATCCCAAATTGATAAGACACTAATTTTCAACCCTGACGCAAGGAAAAATCATGGCACTTATCAACAAAGTTCTTCCCGGTTATGTTGCAACCCTGTGGATGCAAGACGAAGCAAGCCCCACCCCGCTTACCGATGCCCAACTGTCTACATGGACGGCACAAGTTGCCAACCTGATTGGCGCATCCGCTGGCGGTACTGGCACAGGCTCTACTTGCCTGCTAATTCCCGTGGAGAATATCCCCCCGTTCGGCGCTGATGACGCTGTGGCTGCATATGCTGTTGCTGGTGCGCGTACTGGTGCAAAGATCACCACACAAAACCAAGTGACCAGCATGGCAATTACTGCCGCTTGGAATAGCGCAGACCCGGCCCTGCTGCTGATTCGTGGTGATGGCTACAGCGGTTCGGTTATCCGCACCTATGTTGTGGCTGTGTATGACGGCACAAACACCGTGGCATATGCTTTTAACGCCCGCGTAGGCGGCATGACTTGGGACTTGAACACCGCAACCGAGAGCAAGTTCAATTTCACGCTGCACCCGGTTGGGGGCAACAGCTACGGCTGGTCAACCAACAGCTAAACGAGCAAGCCCCCCTGAAATATGGGGGGCAACACAACAAGATATGACACCGCACGAAATCAAAAACAGTGATGACCTACTGAATTTTTTGGCTGCACAGGCCGAAAAAGACGGTAAACAATGGTTTGGTTATTTTCAGCAGAGAATGACCGGCGTGGCTTTGGCGCATCAAATCGCAGCCCGACACGCAGACAAATTGACCCCGGCGCAGGTGGTCGATTACGTTAAACAGCTAAACAACGAGATTTTCCACCGCATTATCAAGCCGGGGGCATAGCATGGCCGTCACAATCAAATTGGAGGGGCTGGGCGAAGTAGACCAAGCCTTGCGCCAATTGGAGGCTGATTTCGGGCAAAAGGAAAGCGCAAAGCGGGTGCTAGTGCCTGCGGTGCGCGAAGCCTTGCGCCCGGTGCTGATGCAGGCCATATCCAATGCGCCAAAAGAATCCGGCGGTCTTGCGTTGTCGTTGCAAATCGAAGCCCGTAGACCTACATCAAGGGATCGGCGCAGCAAATACATTACGCAAGGCGATACAGTTATCGGCGCTGTGACAACGGCATCAGCAAAAAAACTGGCGGCGATGAGTGAAGGTAAAGGATTGCTAGCTGCGCGGCGCAAACTTAAAAAGCTGGGTTTTGAAAACGCCGAGCAATTTACAGGCGTTGAATCTGATGCCCGAGCCATAGCGCAAGAGTTTGGCACAGCCCGCAACCCAGCAAAACCATATTTGCGTCCGGCGTTGGAGTCAAACGCACAAACCACCGTTAGCCGGTTGGCTGAAATTTTGGCAAGACGTATTAACGAATTTAGAAGTAAAAAGACGACATGACAAAACTATCCAAAGCCTTGGGTGATAAATACCAAGCAAAACGTGCAAATATATTTACCCGGTCATTTGAATTGGGCGGGCATACATTTAAGGTCAGGATTCCTTTTGTTGCTGAAGCCGACAAAATGTATGAAAAAATTAACAATCCTGCAAATGACCATATCGACAAAATCTACAAGCAATTAGCCGAGCCAATATTAAAGCTGCGAAATTCAATTGATGAAAATTCTGAAATTGAATATCAAGAAAATGATATTGTGGTTAAAGGCCGGTCAATGCGTGAGGCGGCAAAAAACAAAGCCATGACCGAAAATAGGGTGGTGGAATATATAAAGTTGCTGGTTCCCGAATCGCCAGAAATGACATTAGACGATTTGACCTATGAAGAAGTCGAAGCGGAATTCCCGTGGACGGTGCAAATTGCGTTAATCGAAAAAATCACCGAAGCAATTAGCCCTAACTACAAGGAAGCGCGGGGAAACTGATTAGGTCGTTAAGGACGCAAGTTGAATGCGCCATGATCTTTAACGGCCACACCCATGATTCATTGGCGCAGCTAGACGAAATGACCATGATTCAAATTCAGGCGATGTACGCTGATGGCCTGATAGGCAATCGGGGTGTATTGACTGCGTTGGGGCAACTGACCGCCGGGGTTTTTAACTACATGCGTCCGGCAAATGCGCCGGATTACAAGCTAGCCAACATTTTGGGTCAAGCGTATGATTACATCGTGCCACCACTAACGCCAGAGCAGCAAAAAGAACAAGTCAACAATGCGCTAAAAACATTTATGACAGCAGCACCCGGCTTTAGCGAAAGCAGGTTTAAGAAATGACCAATTTTGTTGGACGGTTGGGCGTAACCCTCGGGCTAAACAGCGCGGAATTTACCCGAGGCATTGAAGACGCAAACCGTAAATTAGCCCAGCTACAAGAAAAGGTTAAAGGCTACAGCCAAGTAGCGGGGGCAGCTTTTGCCGCGGCTACAGCGGCAGCGGTGCGCTACGCTGATGAATTGGTGGATGTGGCGAATGCGAATGATGTGGCGATTTCGTCCATTATTCAGCTACGCAATGCGCTGGCAAACAGCGGCGGCGAAGCCAGCAACGCAAGCAAGTTGCTTTCGAGCTTCACGCAATACATTGACAAAGCCGCTGAAGGTTCTTTTGAGGCGCAAAAAACGCTGAAAGGGCTGGGCATATCCTTTGAGGATTTGCGAACCCTAAACATGGATGAATTGTTTAGGAAGGCTGCGGGCGGGTTGGCGGCGATGGAAGACACCATAAGCCGCAATGCAAAGGGCATGGAGGTTTTTAACAAAGCTGTAAAAGGCGTTGATCTCATTGAATTTAATGAGCAGCTAAATAAAACTTCCGGCATATCCAAAGAGCATGAGGAAGGCATACGGGCAGCAGCCGAAGCCTATGATATGCTGGCTGAAAAAGGACGCAGGGCGATGGAAAGCCTAGCGGCATCTATTGGCCCTGCCATCAAGTTTGCAATCCAGCAGCTAGACAAACTGACCGATGCGTTGAAGGTCAATGGCGATGAGTTAGCAAAAGTTGCCAAGCAATACGATGTGTCGTTCGGACGCGGCGGGTTTAAGCGCGAAGGCGCAGAAACGCCCGCAATAGAAGGCGTGACAGTCGAGGCAGCGCCAACGGCGGGAGCAGCCCCAACAGGGGCAGCAAAACCGCCTGTACGAGCCGTAAAACGCGGTGTCGATAAAGAAGCAGAGGCAGAGCGCAAAAGGATTTTGGACAATTGGGTGCGCGGTTATCTTGCGGTGCAACAAGAAATTCGGGAAGGCAATGAAGCACTTGCCAAACAAGCGACAGAATTGGTTGAAAAAGAAATCCGCGAATTAGAACGGCGCAAAGAAGTTACGATTAAAGCCCGAGCCGAAGAAGCCGAAACAATTGAGGAAGCCAACAGGCTGATTGCTGAACAAGCCACAAGGGATCAGCAAGTAAATATAGCCCTGATTGAGCGCGACAGACTAGAAGCGCAAAACATTGAGCGTCAAAAAATAATGTTGGAATTGGCCGACCGGGGCCGATATATGAAAGCCAGCGAATATCAATTAATGCAGGAAACGCTAGGCATTCAGTTCAAATACGCTGACCTGACCAAACAAATTAGAGAAAACGAGTCATTGTCTGCTAATGACAAAACCAAAGCCTTAGAGCGTTTAATTAATTTGGAAAATCAGGAGTTGGACGTAGCAAAACAGCGGTTTAATTTGGCGCAAAAATATCAAAGCGCAACATTTGCTGAAGGTTTTGCCGATGCTATGAAAACGTCCATGATGAACGCTACTACAGCGTTTGAGATTGGGCAGCAATCGTTCCAATCAATGATTGGCAATATGGAATCGGCCATTACGCGGTTTGTGCAAACGGGCAAACTGTCGTTTAAAGATTTGGCAAAAAGCATCATTGCCGACCTGATTGCTATTCAATTGAAAGCACAGGCTACGGCGTTGTTTTCCGGGTTGCTGGGCAAGGTGTTTGGCGCACCGTCTGCATACGCTAGCGCGACCAGTTATGCAGCCACCGCGCCTATGGGCTGGCTAGGGTTTGCTGATGGCGGCGACCCCCCGGTGAATCAGCCGTCTATCGTTGGCGAGCGAGGCCCGGAGTTGTTTGTTCCCAAAACAGCCGGAACCATTGTGCCAAACCATCAGCTAGCGTCTATGATGGGGTCGGGGCAAACGGTCAACTACAACGGGCCGGTGATTCAAAACATGAGCGCCATAGATACGCAATCGGGGCTGGAGTTCCTGTCGCGGAACAAGCAAGCTGTGTGGGCGGCTAATCAAAGCGCACAGCGATCATTGCCTATGAATCGTTGATATGAGCCTGCAAAACATCCTGTCAATTTGCGAGTCAATAGGCATCAACGATCAAAGGTTCGTTGGGCAGACGTTGAGCCGCAATCAAAAACTGACCACATCGGAAATTACAACCGTTGTGCCGTTTGAGTTCGAATTGCGCCCGATGAATTATTTGCGTTATTCCGAAAGCCGCAACATCCTAAACGGCTTGCGGATTGCTGACAAATCGTTGGTGCAATATTTGAATTTTGGACAAACTGGCTGGCTTAATTACATTAAATATCAAGGCCAAATGACAAGCGGCGAAATCGCCAATTGTTTATGGGTAACCACAAGCGCAAACAAAAATTTGGTTTTGGGTGCGCTTCCCGCTGTGTCGTCAACAACATATTTGTTTAGGGTCGGTGATTTTGTGCAAGTTGGGCTGTATTCCTACATCGTCACAGCCGATGTGCAGCGCGGCAGTCTAAGTACCGTTAATGTGCCGGTGCATAGAAATTTGATACAAACGCTAACCAGTAATGTGCAATGCGTAGCGGGGCAATTTGGCACAACCGTATCAATGGGCGGTAATACCTATACAGGCATTACGTTTCAGGTGGTGTTGCGCGAATACCCGGTTTATAGCCTTGTGCCAATAGCCAATGATTCGTTCATCAACTGGTCAGGCCCATTTAAAGCATTGGAGCTAGTGCTGTGAACGTCATTGGCCCGGTTAACAACACCAGCAATATCCGGCTTGCGGATTTCTTGCGTATTACTACAACTAGCGCAACATACCTGATGACTACGGCCCCGTCCGATTTGACGGTTGCGGCTGTTGACCCTAACCCGTTTCAATCGGTAGGTACGTTGCTGGCTGTAGGCGAAGTGCAGCGCGACATTAAATCAACCGCTAACGATACGTCCATCACGCTGTCGGGTATTGATACAACCATGTTGGGCTTTGTCCTTAGCCAAAACGTCAAAGGCTCTGGCATTGAGTTATGGCACGGCTTTTTTGATACCGATGGCGCATTGATTACAACGGGCGGCACGGGCGGGCTTTATCAATATTTCAATGGCATCATTACATCGTTTGCTATTGGGGAGCAATGGCTAGAAGACTTGCGGATGTACGTTGGAACAATCACCGTTTCAGCGTCATCAATTCAACTGATTTTGCAAAACCGCGTGGCGGGTAGGTATACAAATAACAATTCATGGCAGTTTTACAACAGCGGCGATACGTCCATGAATCGCGTGGCGTTTATCGAAACCATTAACTATTATTTTGGCAAAGATGCGCCCGCAAATTCGTAAAGCATCACCGTTTGATATCCCGCAAATTTTGGACAGGCTGCGGGATTATCGGGCTAATATGCCATATGGTTTTTTGGCTGATGCTGATGACGCTGAATACGTCAAAGGGTTGTTGACGCAGCTAATGGCCGGTCAGGGTTTAGTTTTGGTTGCCGAGCATGAGCAGCGAATTATCGGCATTTTAATTGCCGGGATTATGCCTAGCATTTGGTCACCCAAACATTTCATGCTGACCGAATTTGCTTATTGGGTTGACCCGTCAGCTAGAAACGGCACGACAGGCTATAGACTGCTGCGCGAATATTTGGATGAAGCAATAGCATTGCGTGAAGCTGGCCGGATTGCCAATTGTTTTATCAGCAAAATGATAAATAGCCCCAATCTCAAATTTGACAAATTTGGGTTTCGCAAACTTGAAGAATTCTGGGTGATGTAATGCCGGGTTCAATTATTGCGGTACAAGTATTTGGGCTGGCGGCTGGCACGTTTGCGGCGGCGGCGGTTGGCTTTGCAATCAACATGATTGCATCGGCAATTATTTCCAAAGCATTTGCCCCTAAAAGTTTCGGCAGCACAGTAGACCAAACGCCAAACCCCGGCAGTCCTACACAGTTACCCCCGGCTGGTGACAACAAAGTTCCCGTAGTCTATGGAACGGCTTACGTTGGCGGCATAGTCACCGACCTGAGTATCACAAGCAATAACCAGCGGCTTTACTATGTGATGACGCTGTGCGAAGTCACCAATACAGAGCCGGGGCAAACGCCTGACACCATTACGTTTGGCAACGTGTATTGGGGCGGCAAGCGATGCGTCTTTGATGGCACAGACCAATACAAGGTTGTTGGTTTGCTGGATGAATCAACCGGCGTAACCGACACAACCGTGGCGGGCAAGCTGAACATTTATTTGTTCCGCAATGGGTCAACGTCCGGCGTAAATACAGCGCAAACTGCTATCCAAATCATGTCCAATGGTGATTTGGTTTATCAATGGGACGCAAACAAGCTGATGACCAACGTAGCATTTGCTATCGTTGAAATTACTTACAGCCAAAATGCCAATTTAACCGGGCTGCAACAAACGCGGTTCCAAGTAACCAACAGCCGCACGAAGCCCGGTGATTGCTTAAACGATTATTTGCGGTCTACGCGATACGGCGCGGCGTTAACTGCGGCGCAAATAGATTCAACGAGTTTGGCCGCGTTGAATACATACAGCGATGCCACCATTAACTACACCACATATAGCGGCGGGTCAGCCTCGCAGCCTAGATTTCGTTTTGATGGGGTATTGTTAACCGATCAAACCGTCATGGAAAACATTCAAACAATGGCCTCATGCGCTGATTGTTTGATCCGATACAACGAAATTACAGCCAAGTGGGGGGTTATTGTTCAAACGCCGACCTATTCGGTGGTTATGGATATTAACGATTCCAACATGGTTTCGGCTATCCAAATCACGCCCATTGACCTATCGTCAAGCTACAACATTATTGAGGTCAAATTTCCTGACGGCACGGCGCAGGATTCGTTTAATACCGCATTGTTCAATCTGGCGGTAGTCAATCCATCGTTGATGTATCCCAATGAGCCGGTCAATAAACAGACCGTAAATCTGCCATTGGTCAATCAAAGTGTTCGGGCGCAATACATAGCCAACAGGCTTTTGGAAGCGGCGCGGGAAGATTTGCAGCTAAAAGTCACAATTAACTATTCTGGCATTCAATTGGAGGCCGGGGATATTGTGACGGTCACAAACGCCAACTACGGTTGGGCGGCAAAGCTGTTCCGCGTGGCACAAGTGGTCGAGCAATTTAAGAGCGATGGTTCTGTTACGGCAAGCCTGTCGTTGATGGAATACAACCCGGCGGTTTACGATGACGCAAACGTCACGCAGTTTACGCCCGCACCAAATAGCGGCATTGGTTCGCCATTGGGTTTTGGCACGATTACCCCGCCAACAATCGTTAACACGTTGCCAAGCGCGGCAATCCCGTCATTCGGTGTGGCTGTAACCGCATCCACGGCGGGCATTGTGCAATACGCGGAAATTTATTATTCAGCGTTTGCAACACCAACCGAGGCGCAGCGCATTTTTGCAGGCACGACAGCGGTTAACCCCGGCGGCAACCCGTTTAATCCCGGCTCAAGCATGGGCACGGTTACGCTGACAGAAATTCCGCAGGGTGATTGGTATTTTTTCAGCCGCATGGTCAATGCGTTGGGTACTAGCGTATTTTCGGCTGCGTCAAGCGTGTTGGTATGGCGACCGCTGACGTTCCAATTCACCGACCGATATTTGGCGGTGGCGTATGCTGACAACGCAACCGGGTCATCCGGGTTTAGCACCGATCCGCGTAACAAAGCATATTTTGGCTTGTATAACAACAGCGTAGCAAATTTACCGGCAGGCGGGGCTAGCGCGTACACATGGTATCAAGCTAGCAGCAATTTTGGCACAACTAATTATTTGCTTTTTGCAAGTAGGCAAAGCCGCAAAATGAGCTTTGACATTGGCGGCGCGGCTCAAGCCAATCAAACTGGCGTGTTCGTGCCAACTGACACGGCGAAATTTGATACGTCTATTTGGTCGGGCCTGCCTGATGGAACAAACATCATTGATCTTGACCAACGCACGGGTCAATTAACCAAGGTTGGCACAACGTCAATTAGCAGCGGTGACGGGCTGTTGGCTGTTACAAATAACACCAACGGCTCAATGATTGTGTCGTTGGAAAAATTCCTTAATTTTGGCGCTGGCGTTTATAGCAAAACATTTAGCGCGGCAACGCTGACAATTGACGTATATGGTCGGGTGGTTGGTTTTACGCAGCCTGATTCGTTTTATTTCACCGAAACTGTGTTTAGCGCAACCGGCGGGCAAACCAGTTTTTCAGTAACGCACACAGTTGGCAATATTTTGGTGTTCCGCAATGGCGTATTAGCCAGCACATCGGAATATACAGAAACCAGCACAACTGTTGTTTTGAATAATGCTTGTGCTGCTGGCGAAATAATTGTCGTGCTAAATATGCGGGCTGTAAGCACAGACGCATTCTATGAGCCGCTATATACGGCTATCAGCAGTTCAACCAGCACAACCGTTGTATATACCGATGCCCCGTACCAAATAATTGAAGCGGGCGACCAATTGACGTTTTCCAATACCGGAACGCCAACTGCGTACACGGTGCAGTCGGTCAACACCGGCACAAAAACAATTACGTTTACGGGCAGCATTTCCGGCGCTACGGCTGGGCTGCAAATATATCGGTATCGCGCAGCATCCAGCACATATCGGCCATTTAGCCGTATTGAGGCTGACGTAACCAACGTCACATCAATTACACCAACAGAAATATCAATCCTTAACGGGTTTGAATTGATATATGTAAACGGGTCGGCGTTTAATGAAATTGATTATGACCTTAGCGGGACAACCATCGGAGGATTCCCGGCTAACGTGACGGGCCGGGTAATCATCATCCAAATGGCGGCAAATAATCTTGGGGTTCCGGCATCCAACATTACAAACACCGTGGCGTATTCAACCAATGGCGCGTTGTCCTATGTGTTCCCCAATAATCCGCTATCAATGCAGCTATACGCAAACGGCGCATTATTTGCCAAGGGGTCAAGCTATGACTATACTGCCACATCAGCGGGGTATAACTTGACCAATGCAATCAACAACAATTTCACGTTGCTGAATCAGCAAACTTTTGCCCGAGACGGGGCAGCATAAGGACAAGCAATGACCCAAGCCTACAACCTTAGTCAGCTAGCCAACAATCTTAATTCGTCTGGGCAGCTAGACGCAGCCGATGGGTTGGTCAATGCTGTTCCTGTTGCCAATGGCGGCACGGGATCATCCACACAGGCGGGCGCAAGAACAAATTTAGACGTACCGTCTACATTGGGCAGCGGCGCTACTGGCGATTGGGCGATTCGTTCGCAGGGTATAAAAACCACAAACTTTACCGTTGAGGAATCAGGCGGCAAATTGGTTTTTAAATATGGTTCAACTGTAATTGCGTCAATGACTTCCGCAGGGGTGTTTACAGCATCCGGGGATATTGTCGGCGGCGGCACACCTTAAAGGAATAATCATGCCAACCACACTAAGAAACACGGATATTCTGTTTAATGACGGCACAACCCAAAGTACGGCCGCATCCGCATACCCCGGCACTAGGGGCCAAGCGTTTACATCAAACGGCACATTTACTATCCCAACGAATGTTACCGCGTTAAAAATAACTGTTGTTGGGGGCGGTGGAGGTGGCGGCAATATGGTAAATCTGGGGTGCGGCTATTCCGAACCCGGCCCCGGAGGCGGCGGCGGCGGTACAGCAATCTCATATCTAACAGGTTTGACACCCGGCAATACACTTTCCGTAACTATTGGAAGTGGGGGTAGTTCTCAAAATTCTGGCGGCAATTCAACTGTAGCATCTGGCACACAAACCATTTCAACTATTACTGGCGGTGGCGGCGGCCCCGGCAATCCCGGCGGTTCCAGTTTTACGGCTGGAGCAGGCGGGACGGCATCCGGCGGGACAATTAATATAACCGGGCAAGGAGGAGGCGCATCGTCTACGCGGAAAGGAGCAACTGGAGGAAGTTCAACTATGGGCGGCGGAGGCAGATTTCCAACATCAGGAGATACGGGCGGGGCTGGCGGCGCATATGGGGGCGGAGGAAGTGGAGGCGGCAGTACGGCAGGTGCTGGCGCGGCAGGCGTAGTTATTTTTGAATGGTGATTAACATGACCACACAAAATTATTTGATGATTAACGAATCCACCAACACGGTGGACAACGTATGCCTGTGGGACGGAAACCCCGATACATGGCAACCCCCTGCTGGGTATTTAATGCTTGTGCAAGCAACCACAATGGCACTTGTATGGATGTGGGATGCGCCAATTAAAGATTGGGTGTTGGCGCAGGAAATGGGCGGCGGGCAGATTGGGTTTACATGGAATGGTACTGAGTGCATTACCAATCAACCCAAGCCTGAGCCGATTACACAACCAATTTCCCAAGGCACACAAAGCCTATGACGGTTTTAATTGCTCCGGCACATTCCTTTACCTATGACGGCGCGGTGCTTAACGTGTATCACGCCGACAAAGGACAAGGACTGCCGCGCCATGAGCATTTATACGCCCATGCTACGCTGTGTGCTGCTGGGTCATGTGT